CATATTTCAGCATTTCGTCAATCCATCTCGCAATCGTGTTCTTCCCAAGACTGGCAGACACGCAAGTCATGGCAAATAAACTCTAATTTTGTGCAGTAACCACGGAATCCGGCGTCTGTATCCCATTCGTTACGAGGAATACGCTCCATTTTTGCCTGAGTCATTGTGCTGTTATCGTAGTAATCGCAGTTTGAGCAGCGACGGCGACGGGCCTCTTTCTCATCCACTTGCATGGCCCTGCCTACTGCTACCCAATAAACCTTGTTGGCCGTTGGTTCGTTGCTTGGGTTCTCAGGGCCAAGCATCCAATCATCAATAGCAACTTGTGTATTTTTTTTGTTCTCGGCTGTGCTGATGAATTCTTCTTCCATTGGCAGACCCATAAATCCCTTGGGCATCATCATAAATTTATCCATGTTGCGCTCCTTTAAGTAATTTCTCGTCCTGATGCGCGTATTGTCACGGCACTAGCAGAACTTGCGATTGTTGATATAAACCCACCCGCTTCTAAAGCCTGGCCAATCAATTCGGGCATCGTATAGCATTCATCAGGCGCAATGCTTCTGGCATCCACAATCAAATTAGATGCAGAGGCAGCACCAGCCGTCACTAGGTTAACGCTAATTGTGACGTTGCTTGCCGTGGTGTTTGTGGCCGTAAATTTGTCAATGATGGCTTTGCAATTGATTGCGGTGTATTGCGTAGTCTGTGAACTTTCTGCCTGCTTTGCCGGAATCAGAACCTTAATAGATACAGTCATTATTTATTCCTTCAAAATTCTTGGTCAAGTATATGGCAGCAGTATTTAAAAGCTGAAAAAGAACTTGCCTTTTGACGTTGGTGCTATTGGGGTGTAGTTGATGATGATGATTCCAGGAGCGCCAAAGCCACGGGTTGAAACTAAAGACGATGCTCCACCGCCGCCACCACCGTTGTAGTTACCGCCATCGCCACCCTTCCTAGCGCCTGTTCCGTCACCAGCGCCTCCACCACCGCCACCAGAGTAAAGCGAGGTTCCCGCACCTCCGTTACTACCATTTGCACCCAAGCCGCCGCCAGCACCACCATTGCCGCCAGCGCCAGCGCCGACGCCGCCACCGCCGCCAGCAGCAGAAGTTGATGAACCCGCTGCACCACCATTGCCACCGCCGCCACCGCGTCCAGTTGTACCAAGAGTTGCTGTGTTTGCTCCACCTGCACCGCCATTACCATCAGGGCCAGCACCGCCACCACCGCCACCGCCAGCAGCAGCAGCATTTATTCTTCCGTTTCCACCCCTGCCGCCGTCTCTTTGGAAAGTAATGTAGTTCCCACCGGCTACCCTAGCTAATCCAACGCCGCCAGCGCCTCCAATATTGTCAACGCCCTGCTCTCCTTGACCGCCAAGCAGTAATGGCCCGTACAGCGGTTCTCCCTCATCGTCGTAGGCATAAATTCCATACCATAACTGGTAGCCATTGAAATAGGTTTGTTCAGTTACATAACCAGCATCAACAAATGACTTTAGTGGGACATTTACACAATTGATGTAACCACCACCACCGCCACCGCCGCCAGACCTAGTTGCAAGTCCAGAAGCGGCAGAGCCGCCTGGCCCGTACATTTCAATGACGTTTGAGGCATCATTCCAGTCTATTGGTAAATTCCATGTACCAGTTCCGGTAAGAATAATCTGCGCCATATTAAGCCGACGCCAAGCAGCGCCACTTGCTTGTGGCTGCGTTCCAAACAAAACCAATGTCCAACCGATTTGTAGTCACAGTCGTAGTTGGAAGCGCTGTGGTTGATGCCTCAAACGCTGAACCCCAAGTGATAGCTCGGGCCGCCGTGCCGACAATGTAAATATGCAACTTCTGCCCGTCGGTTGGAGTGCCTGAAAGGTTGGTCGTAAACGAAGTAATGTTCACCGCCTGCGCCGTCAATCCATACATATCCACGTTATCCGTGTTGATGGTTGGCGTTGCGCTGGAAGTGGTGGTGCTAACCCTTGGCGTGATTCGCTTGTTTGTCAGCGTGTCTGTGCTGGTGGCGGTAATGTATGCGCCAGCGGGCTGCTTTCCATTAAAAGTATTCCAGTCCGTGCTAGTCAGGTATCCATCAACAGAAGTTGAGGCTGCAGCCATGCTAATGGCAGGGGTTTTTCCTCCAGAAGAAACAACTGGAGCAACTCCGGTGACGTTTGTAACAGCAACTTGCGCCAATGCACTGATCTGGGCTAATGCGTTATTGGCAGATGCTGCGGCTGTGTCTGCCTGATACTCGAAGTCCGTGCCGGTGATAACTTGAATCTCGTCAACAGTAGAAAAAAGCAGTTCAAACTGCCTGATCTGTTGCTGGTCGGTGAGAAACGTCGCAAGTTGATCGCGCGTAAGGTTCAGCCTACGAGATGTGGGTGCGGTAGCCATTAGAACGCCAATGCTTCGATCTGGGCTTCAAGTCGGACAAAGGATATATGGGCGTCGCTATCGCCACGGAAACGCTGAATGCGCCAGTTGCGCATATGTCCTTGCTGAAACCAGGCTAAACGCTTGTTGCTTCCTGTGGTTCCAACTGTAATGCTGCGATCTTGACTCCAAGCCTTGCCGTCCACGCTGTAACTTGTGCTGATCTGTGGGTTTTTACCAACGGCTACGCTGCCAGTCAGACTGACCAATTCCAACTCATTGAAGATTGCGCCATTGCCTTCGTTGTAGACAATCAGGGTTCCGAATTCCCAGCGTACTTGTTGGCCAAAGTGGTTTCCGGTGTCTTGGACAAGGTAGCCAATGGCATTGGATTGCGGGTCGCCAATAAGCCACTTGTCATAAATCCAAACCATGTTACGGGCGCGGTACTGGGAAAAGCCAACGACTGTGCTGGTCAAGGTAAACCAGACTTGTTCGCCAAGTGCCTCGGATGCCGATGCGTCGTAAACGATGGTGCGATCTGGCAGGTGGACGTATAGGTGCTGGTGGTTTTTGTCGTTGCGGGCTTCAAGCTGCACGCGCACCAATTCCGCTTCGGTGTACTGCAAGAGCAGGTTGTCGATCTCTTGGGTGCTTAGTTTCTGAGTAGTGGCTGCCGAGCCAACGTAAATGCTTGGCGCTTCGTTTCTGCCGCCGCCCAAGAAAGCAATGCGATCAAGGTAAATGCAGCAGGCATGGGTTCCAAGTACGCCCTTTTGGATTTGAGCGCCGTCAATGCGTGCGAACGGGAAAAGATCGCCGCCTACGTTGTCAAAAACCTCAATGGTGTTGCTGTTTAGCGCATAAATCTCGTTGCGCAGTTTGATAAGTGCAACCACGGGGTCAGGGTCAATCTCAGAACTGCCGTATTTCAGCGGATTGACTTGGGTAGGGTCGTTCAACTCCGTGACCACTAGGTTTTCGCCGTCGGTAGTCATAAAGTAGCCGTCTACCCAAGCAACGTCAAGAACAATGCCTAAGTCTGGGTCGGTTACTTCCACCAGAATAGATTGATTCCAATAGTACAAACGCCCACCAGAGGCAATGGCCAACAAGTCAAAGCTGTAATCCATTGTCACCAAAGTGTTAACTGGCCCTCCAACGTCACCAAGTGTTGTTACCGTGCCGATGCTGTCAATCTCCACCAGCTTAGTTCCCATAACTCGGTAGCAGACGCCATTCCAATTGATGCCTCCACGGTCTGTTCCTGGGCCTGTACCGTTGGCCACAATGCCGTCGCCTGGGCGCAAGAATCCATTGCTGATGCCGGACTTCTTTGGAACCGGAACCATATTCACCGGATAGCTAGTGCGCAGTTCTGGCGTGTTATCTGCGTAGATGCCGTTAAGGATTGGGATTTGCATTAAAACAACTCCAGCAAAATTAAGGCAATCCAGCCTGGTAGGGCTGTGGCCAAAGCATCAAGGGCTTCTACTTTGCCTTCTTTGCGAACATATTGGTTGATCTCGTAGCCGATGCCCAAGGCGGTGGTGTTGAAGGCAAAAAACCATCCAAGCCCAAAATGCTCAAGGATGAACGCGCCGCAGGCTGCTGCTACAAGGCCGCAAATGCCAAGTGCAATGTGTAAGAGTTTGTCGCGTTGCATTTTTACCACTTCACTTTTGTTTCTGCCAGTAGCCACGTGGCAGTCTGTTTGATGTTTGTTCGGCAATTGTCGCCCATCGAACGTTACCTGGCTCATAGTGTCCGAGTGGATCAATGCGGTCAAGCGTTGTGTCATCTGGCCGAATCCCAATGCAATCGATCATGTGCTGCAATGAGTTGAATCTGAATTCAACGTTGGCATAGCACGCATGGTGTTTTTCGCCCATCTTGCAGCGTTGATTTGCCTTGTAATAGCTGGTGCGTGTCCTTGCAAGCATTGGGTCGTTTTTCACGCCAGTGCCTTTTCGCGGATGGTCGCGCCCATCGAACCGCAGCCGGTTATGGCACGGCTTGCAAATCAAGGGCTTTTCCTCTTTCTGCAATCTCGACAGGACATCAGATCGAACCATTCGTTTTTCTCCGCAGTGTGGACACTGCACCTCATGTTTTACATTTCCATTTGGCATACGTTGCTCCTTTGAAGCATTGTATTACCATTTGGGATTATTTACCACTTGACGCGATCACTCCAATACGCTGCGCTCATCTTGCCCTTGGCAATGTTTTCAGCGTGCCTGGCTTTGAATGCTTCATTGCGCTGGCTGCCTTCGGGTGAACCCTTAACGCCTTGCTGACCGAAGCGAATAGTCTTTACCTCGTCCCCAGCCTTGGCCACTACAACATGGCTTTTGGTTGGGTGCGATGGCGTGCGCTTGGGCTTGTTATAGCCCTCTACGCCAGCACGGGCAAGCCTTGAGTCTTTGGTGGCCACGGTCAGAAACTGATGTGCAGTTTGAATGCTTCCAAGCGCATCAGGTTGTTGGCCGTTGCTGGCTTAACCGTGATGGCAAATGTCTGGTCTTGGGTTGCATCCACGTTCAGCGTGACGTTTGCACCAGTGGACAGGCCGTGGCCGACTGCCGTTGCTGAGTTGGTGATGATCTGTGAAGTCCCACGATTGCACATGGATTTCTGAACACACGCGCTGGTGTTGTTGGCCGCTGCTGCTGCCAGGATAACACCGCCACCAAATGTCATGCCTAGTGTTTTGACGGTTGCGTTGTTGGTCAATGTGAAAAGTGCATCAATCTCCATGCCACCTGCAACGCCCATTGACCAGCCAGGAACCGTAACTGAGGAAAGAGTGACCTCGGTGTTTTCGACTGCTACGGTTGGCGTTCCCAATCCGACTACATATACCAGATCAATGGTGATGGCCACGCCTGTGGTGTCTGCATCCAGTGAAAGCACTTCGTACAGGCCATTCACTCCTGTTCCGGTTGCCCATGTCACATAGACGTTGGCTCCGACTGCAATGGCTGCCGTGAGTCCGTGAGCGCCTGCGCTGACCAGTCGCACCTTGCCTGCGTTGGTGTTGTAGGTCAGGGTCACGAATGTGGCAGCAGGCTCGACCAGTCCAATTGGCTCAATTTCACCAAGCACCAGTGCAGGGAAGCTGCGCAGTTGAGGCTGTGCGCCGATGCTGTACTCGACTTGGGCATTGCGGTTATCAATGCGGATGGTGCGTTCTTCGGTGTAAGGGCCAAAGGTTTGCGCGGTGTTGAACAGCGTTCCAATGGTGGAGTAATTCCAATATTGTGCGCTTGGTGCAACAGATTGCAGCAAGACGGTGGTAGCCTCGTCGCCGATGTTGCCGATACTGATGTACTGGCCAACAGGCAGGATTACGTCAACTTGGTTTTGGGTCAGACTTGGTTGGATAAACATAATTTACTCCTTTAATTAAACGTAGCTTGGATACCACTTGGCAGTGCCAGAATCATAGGTCATTGTCAGCGCTCGACTAACAACGGCTGTACCAGCCACCGCAATGTTGCCCGCGGTTGTCCATGTAAATGCTGCCGTCGGAATCAAGGTAATGGAACCACCAGCAGCGGCAAA